TATTTATTATTTGCTACTTTTACATTGGGGAAACAATGCATGAACATTACCAATCTGGATATGACCATTCAGTTGTTATCTTATTTTTCTTTCTATTTTTTACAATTCTTTTGATTGTACATATTTTACACTCATAAGAATATCCAGACGGAAAATTTCTTTTGTTTTTACGAATCAAATAAAACTCATTAACTAAATCTTTGGTTTCTCCACATACTCTACACTTTCTTTCCTCAAAGAGTAAATGTTCTAAACTAAAACCAAACTCTTCAGTATTTTCCATTAAAGTATAGAGATTGTTTGTGATCCGTCTTTGTTATCTATTATAGTTATCTTTTTACCTGGAAATGATTTAGATAATAATCTTTTCAATTTCGCATGCTTAAATAAGTTTTTCACTATCGATACTCCCACATATAAGAACGATCCCCATACTCATCAGTATGCCATAAATCTCCATCACTGTCAACAAATGAAGTTTCATCTAATCCATCCGATACAAATCCAAATGGTGCCATGTCTTGTTCGATTTGATTCTTCTGCTCTTCATATAGTCTTTTTCTTACATCTTGATCTGTAAGTTCTTTAAAGTAATCTTGTGCAACTAACCATGCATATATTACAAGACACATTGCTAAATCGTCATTACATCCTTCTTCCGCTTCAAATGAATTGCTTTTTGATATAAAAGTAGTAAGTTCTGAAATAATATTATAGTCTTTGAATATTAACTTATCTTCTTCAATCATAGTTTTGAGATTCAAAGCACCAACCTTTTTAACTGTCTTCGACATCTTGACTCCAAGTTGAGTCTTCTTACCACTAAATCCTTGCCCTACAATTTGTCCAGCACGACCTCGCATTGAACACATCAAAAGATTTTCATATTCCATATCAAAGTTTAATATAGCAGCAATTTGATCTCCAATATCATTTACTTCACAAAGTATAAATGACTTATTATAATTCATTGCTACTTCATATATGATATTTGGAAACAACATCGGTTTGATTTCATTGTTTCGATATTTTGCTACAACTTTATGTGGAAACTCAGTGATATCAGTCAAAACAAATGCAGAGTAATCTTCACCAACTCCTCGTGCAACGTCAACTGTCATTAAGTAATCGTGCTCTTTTTCTGGTGGAAAGTAAACATCGAGACCTGCATTTTGTTGTATGGGGTTATCATATACCAAAGATTTAAGTTTACTTGGTGCAATCAAAGTATCAATTGATCCTAAGAATTCACATTCAAACTCAATTTTAAATTGTTGTTCTGATGTATTTGATATCGTTTGTCTCTTCCACTTCGCATTTCTGCCTGGTACTTCAGACCAGTGAACAT